CCGGTCGTTGTCATCAGCGTCGTGACGGTGTCTGGGACGAGCCCCATCTGATCGGCCAGGGCCTTCGCCTGCGCCGTCGGGATGCCCATGCCCACCGCGAGTTGGATGGCCTTGGCGCGAGCCCGCTCCATGGACGCCTGGCTCTTGTCCATGGCCTCCGACATAGGCAGCAGGCTCTGTTCAGCCGCCTCCTTCGCCCTGGTGGCCATGCTGAGCATGGAGTCGCGGAGTTCCGTGAGTTGAGAGTTCAAGGTCTGGCCGTTGCGGCTGGCCGTGTTGACGAGGCCGTCGCTGTCGACGAGGGCCTTACCCCAGCCGTCGGACCGCTCGATGTTGCCCTTCATGGTCTCGTCGATCTGCAACATCACCGAGTTGAGCTGGGCGGTAGCGTCGTGGAACGACTGACTGTTGCCGCTGAGGGCGTCCAGGGCCTTCTTCAGAGCGTCGACGCGAGTGTCCGCCGACTGCGTCTTGTCGCTGAACCCCTGCACGGCGGCCGATAGCCGGCTGTAGGAGTCGGTGCCCGTGGCACCGGCGGTATTCATGGCGTCGGCAGCTTCCTTGCTGTCGCGCTGGCTCTTCTTCAACTCCCCGTTGAGGGAACCGAGAGCGTCGGCCGCGTCCTTGTACCGCTGACCTTCGTCGGTGTATTCGAGCTTGGATGCCTTGTCGCCGGCGTAGTTCACGTACTCCCGGTTGGCGTCGGCGAGCGCCTGCAGTTTCTTCTGCAGACCGTCGACACTGCCGCCCTGTTCCAGGTAGGCGTCGGTGAGCGTCTTGAGTCCGACGTCCGCCTCGCGCATGACGTCGACGAGCTTTCCTTTGCCGTCGGCGAGTTCAGTGTCCTGGAGGATCTGCACCGCATGGGCGCGGACATTCGCATCGATGACACCGTTGGAATCGGCCAGGGCCTGCGCGAGGGACTGGATACGCTCTCGGTGGGCTTCGGCAGCGCGGGCGTTCTCCTCCTGCTTGGAGGCGAGCAGGCCAAGGCCGATCGTCGCCGCGGCGATGGCCAGGCCGAGCGGTCCACCGAGCGCCGTGGTCATCCCGCCGATTGCGCGGGAGGCAACCCGGTTTGCCGCACCGACACCGCGCAACGTGCCGGACAACCGGCCGCCCTCGGTGGAGGCCCCCCGGTAGGCGAGCCCCATGCGCTGCCACAGACTGATCTGGGGCCCCATGACACCGGCGCCCAAGGAACCGCGCACAGTGGTTCCCAGCGTTCGCATAGAGCCCGCGGAAGTCACCGCCGAGGCGCCGAGGGTCCGCAGCATCGTGGCGACGCTGCTGACCACCTTCAGGGCGAGCACGGTGCCGAGGAACACGGCCAGGCCCGTGTTGGCCCCTGGGATCACGCTCATGAGCGTGTTGAAGACTTGCAGCAGGCCGTTGAAGGCCATCAGTAGAACACCGAGCCCGCTGCCCGCAGCCGACAGGTTGCCGACGGCCGTCGCGATATTCGAGATGACGCTGATGATCGCCGGGCCGACGCTCTCGCCGAGGGCACTGAAGAAGGCCCCGAGGGCGGGCATCAGCTCCGTACGGATCTGGCGGATCAGGTCGGTGACGCCGCCGTCCCGCATGGTCCGGCCGAGGCCGCGGACGAAGTCCCCGACGAGCGCGTTCAGTTCGTGGAAGGCGGGAGCGGCATCCGAGAAGAACTGCCGCATCACCTTCTGGCCGACACCGGAGTTCGCCCACCGCTCGAAACGCTTCATCGCGCCCTCGAACCCGTCGAGGAGAGCGTTCCCGGACTCCATGGCGGCGGTGCCGACGCCACCGAGCCCCTTGATCAGGCTGACCGTGGAGCGGCCGAGCTGGGCCGCCTTGTCGCCCGCGTGATCAAGAAACTTCGCCAGGCTGCCCGTCTCGCGGCCAGCCTGGACAGACGCGCGAGCCCACTGCGTGCCTCGCTCGACTGCTTCGCCGACCCGCTTGACGAACGGACCGGACGCGACGAGGAAGTCGGTGGTGGCATGACCGAGGTTGGCGAGGGAGTCGGTCATGTTGCCGACGACGCTGGAGCTCGTCGCGGCGATCGTCTTGAAGTCCTTGCGGAAGACGCTGGACTTCATGAACTGGGCGCCCCGCTCGGCAAGGGAACCCATCTGGGCGGCGGAGTCTCCGAGCGCGCTCTTGAGGAGCGGAAAGACGGAGTCCGCCAGCGGCTTGACGTCGTCGGCGATCTTCGAGAAGAAGCGTTCGCTGACGGACTTCTTGACCTTGTCCCAGGCCGGGGAGAGCGCGGAGACCGCCGAGACGGTTTTCCCCGCAGACTTGGACAGCTTGCCGAGCGCCTGGTCCAGCTTCTTCTGCTGTTCCTCGGTGACCTTGCCGTCGTCGGCCAGCATCTGCTGGGCCTTCAACGACTCCTTGAGCGCGTCACCGAACCCACTGAACGCGATCTTCGTGCCGATCGCAGCGCTGCCCGCCGCGGCGATCAGCCCGGGTATCGCACCGAGGACACCGACAGCGGGAGCGGCTGCAGAGACGAGAGCGGTCAGCCCGCCCGCGTACTGGCCGAGGGCGGCCACAGCGGGCTGGACGAGGGAAACCAGGCTGCCGATGAGCAGCATCCGCAGAGAACGGCGGCCCCGTGGCATGCGAAACCCCACCGGGACCTGGACGGGGTTGTCGTCAGCCTCGCCCTGGGCCCGGGTCAACCACGAGCGGATACGGCCGAGGAACCCGCCACCGCCGGAGCTGCCGCCGTCGTCGCTGTCGGTGCGCAGCGGCACGCGGATGTCGCTGCGGGACGCCGTACGCGCTGCGGCGTTCAGCTCTTCACGGAGCCGGTCGCGGTCGATGCGGACGCCGATCGTCGCCGTGACGCCGGCGGCCGCCTTGTCGACGGCCTTCTCGATCCGCTTCCGCAGGCCCTTGTCGTCGACCTTGATCTTGACCTTGACGGCCAGACCCTCCGCGGCCTCCTCGACCTTGGTCCGCAGCTTCTCGGCGAACCCTTCGAGCGAGGCGACGACAGGTACTTCAAGGCGGCCGGCCTGCATGCCCTCAGCCACTGCGCACCATTCCTCGTCTGGCCGCGGCCGCCAGTATCTTCTGGTGGCCGCTCATCGGCTTCGTGGACTGCTGCGCCTCCCGTGGCCCGTCTGTCTCGGCGTGGGCGCCGTTCCAGGGCCGGGCGACCGTCCGCGGCTCATTGCGGCGGTGGTCGGAGGCGAGCAGGGAGATTTCCTCCACGAGCTGCGCCAGGAGCTCGGTGTGCACGGTCCAGCCGTCGATCAGAGACGACTTGGTGCAGGACTCCGCGGGCAGGCCGTCGAGGAGCACAATCAGTCGGCGGAGGCCGAGGAATCCGCGGTCTCCGGGACGGAGCCAGACTCCTCGGGCGTCGAGCTGGTGGTACCGGCCGAGGTCGGCTTCGACATCTCCCCATCGCTCTCGGAGGAGTCGACCGACCCGAAGAGCTTTCCCAGGTCCACCCCGTAGACCTTGATCAGGCCGGCGGTGAGCCGGACGTAGTCGGGGATGGAGGGGCGGGCCGCAATGAACGCGGCGAACTGCTGCTCGCCGAGGAGGATCTTGTAGGTCTCCTTCACGGCGTCCATGAACTGCTTCGGTAGCCGAGGCCGTCGGAACAGGAGCTCGACGATCTCGCCGACCGCGGACCGGCCCTGCGCCTGCACCAGGTCGCCGAGCAGGCCGACCAGGTCCAGGTCCTCACTCAGGATTGGATCGAGCGCGTCCGCGGGCAGTTCGGCGGGGAACAGGAACTCCGCATCCTCGGAGAACTTCACGAGGATGCCGTGCGGGAACTGCACTTCGCGGCGTGGCGCGGCGAGATCGATGACGTACTGGGCGGTGCTGCTCATGGGTGTCCGGTCCTCCCGGTGGGTGTCAAAGCACCGGGAAGGTAGGGGCCCTGATCGCCTTACGTCGCGTGCTCGCGTGGCATCGGCGCAGCCTCGTGTCTCTCATGAGAGACACGGCCGGAAGAGGCAAAAAAAAGGGGCCTCGTGTCTCTCATGAGAGACACGAGGCCCGAAGCGCGGGGAGGACGGTCAGCTCTTCTTGCTCTTCTTGGGGGCGGGCAGTTGGCTGACTTCTTCAAGGACATCGACGAACGGCCTGATCTGCTCCAGCAGACGCCGGGCCTCACCAGGGCTCCGCATCAGCAACTGCCGGGCCTTGGCCGGGTCCAGTGTCTTCGCCACCTCGTCCCACCGCTCGACCTGCGTCTTGCGTTCCTGCTCGGATTCGGTGAGGTCGTCGAGTGCTTCAGCCTCTGGGTCGTTCCAGCCCAGCTTGTCGATGGTCTCCTGTAGACCGGCGGGCGTCTTGCTCTCCGACTGGGACCAGACGGTGCGTACGGCTTCCTCGCCCACAGCCTCGTCGTCCTTGCCATGCGAGCGCAGTACCGCGAGGAGCAGGGGCACCTGGCGGGTGCTGAGCTTGTCGGGGCCCTCTGCCCCCAGGGGGGCGAGCGCCTGCATGACCGGGTACTCGTTGAGGATGCGGTAGCCGTGGGCACGGGAAATGCCCCAGACCTCCCGCAAGTAGTCCTTGAACCTGATGAAGGGCTGGCCCGTTGCCTCCGAGATCCGCTCCAGATACAGGTGGTCGAGGTTGATCTCGTATAGCGGCCCGCTTGCCCGCTCAACGAACCGCTGGTCGGCTGCGGCGACCGTGTCCCTGTAGAGCTCCCGCTCCTGGTGAACGATCCGCTCGTAGTACGCCAGCCGGTCACTCTTGGGGGCGTCCGGGGACGGCTTCGGCCCGTAGTTGGGTTCCGCTACCACGACATCGGTGTCCTGCGGTGCAACGTCCTGTTCAGGCTCGCGGGCCGAAGGGACGACCTCCGTGGTCGGCACGCCGGCATCGGTCGGAGCGGAGGGCGGCAGCTTGAGGAATTCGAAGGCGTCCATCCCGGAGCCTTCGCCGTTGAACGCGGCCTCCAAGGTCCCCTTCTCGTCAGCCTCGGTCTCCGGGGCGTCGGTGTTCGCGGCGGTCATGCGACCATCTCCAATCGGCTCCGCATCCGTAGTAGGAGCGCGGTCGTCAGGTTGTCGTGGGCGTCAGCGAGGTTGCTGATGGTCTCCTCGAACCTCTTGTCCTCGGGACGCTTGAGGGCTTCCAGCTCCCACACAGATTTCCCCAGTTGGCGGGCAAGTTTCGCCGTCTTGGACGAGGCATGGATGGTCTCGCCGAAGACGTGAGTGCTGCTACCCAGGAGCTTGCGAGCCTCCATCACGACTTCCTTGTGTATGCCGGACGACCCGTTCGGGGATCCGAAGTGGACGACTCCCAGCAGCTCCAGAAGCTGGTTGATCTGCTTCGCCGCGTTGAAGGCATCGGAGATGTCGCTGAGAGCGTCCTCCAGACTGCAGACGTCCATCTTCACTGGCGCCACGAGCCACCGGGACGCGCACAGGCACAGCATCAGGACATTGGGGTTCTCGGGAGGCGCGTCGATCCAGACGACGCCGTACTGCGACAGCAGCGGCTGAAGGCAGGTGGCGAATCGGAGGAGCGCTGAGAAGGGGCCCTCGCGCTGCGCGATCTCCATGAACAGGGAGTTGATTTGGCGGAACTCCTTGCCGCCGAGGACAACATCCAAGTTGGTGCGCACGTTCTTGACCGGGACGAGGGGGGTGCCGTTCTTAAGCGCCTCGTAGAACGCCGTGCCCTTGTCGCCTTCGCCGATGCCGAACTCGCGGCGAAGGTTTCCCTGGCCGTTGGCGTCGATGGCCAAGGTGGGAATCCCCTTGGCGGCGGTTTTCGTGGCGTTGTTGCCGGTCAGGGTGGTCTTGCCGACTCCACCCTTGCCGCTTGCGAAGCAAGTTACATGGCTGAATTTGGCGTAGTCGATGCCGAGAGCTTCGGCCGACATGGGCATCATGGTCACGACGGCGCCCTTTCAAGGCAGCGGCGAACAGATCGCTCGCATTCTGCCAGTCAGCCGCGCGCACGGTTACACAGACCCGCAGAACTGGACGCCCCCGCAGGTCGTGTCTCTCATGAGAGACACACGATCGGATGACGGCGAAGGCCCGTGTCTCTCATGAGAGACACGGGCCTCGGAGGGAACGGGCTGCTCGTGTCTCTCATGAGAGACACGACATCCGCTATGCCGCTGACGCGAACGCAGGGTCGTTGGTGAGCAGGTACCAAGCGTCCGAGTCGTCACCACCCTGGATCGCGAGACGCAGCGGGAGGACCGACTCTTTCGCCTTCTGGAGATCCTTACTGACGCCCTCCATCTGCATGGTTCGCGGCATGACGTACCTGTACGCCTTCGCGCCATCGATGACCTCGATGATCGCGGCGACCTCGCTGCGCCCGCCGATGCGCGGAGGCGCGAACTTGTAGTGCTTGGCCGTGCCTTCGGTCGGGGTGATCTCGGTGATCGTGCCGCCGCCGTAGACGGCCTGGAAGTTCTTGCCGTTCCACTGCTGCAAGTCGACCTCGATCGTGGCGCTGTCGGAGGTCTGGAACGTACGGGACGGGAAGTCGGTCTGAGCGGACTTGACCTGCTCGAAGCTGGGTTCCTCGGTGAACTTGAGGCTGTCCTCGGTGGTCAGTCCGACGCTGTACCAGCCCGTGGGCATGGTGACGGTGGCGTCGGTCGGTGCCGTGGTGCCGACGGGCGCCAGCCAGACCCGAGTTCGTGCTGGAACGACGATGTGGTTCGCGTTGGTGGTCTCGCCTGCCATGGCGGGTGCTCTCCTCGTGGCCGGGTGCTAGGGCCGGGCCACGATGGGGAGGGCGGACGGTTAACGTCGCGCGGTGAACTTCACCAGGGGTTCGCGAACGAGACGATCGGCGCGGGCGGGAGTGTGGAGCGGTAGCCGTGCAGGAGGGTCTGCAACAGGCTCTTGAAGTGGCGGTGGCGCAGGTCCTCTTCGATCCGCTGCCGGGCTGTGCGGCAGGCCGGGTGAGGGGACGGGCCGATCGCGCGGAGCGGCGACAGGACGTCGTGCCATGAGCTGAGGCTCATGAGGTCGATGTCGACCGTCGCGTCGCGGAGGTCGATACGGAAGCCGCTGACCGCGCCGAGGTCCGTCCAGGCGTCCGGCCCCGCGTCGGGCGGGGTACCGACGGGTGCGACCTGGAGGAAGGTGGGGCCGTGCTGCGGCAGCGTCACTGTGTCGTCTCCTGGGGCGGGTGAATCGTGGTCAGCAGGCCGAACAGATGCCGCGGTTGCCCATCAGCAAGAGGTGAGTCGATCAGGACGCCCGAGGGCCGTACGGAGCTGACGACGGGTCGGCCGGGCTCGGCCGGCTGGTCGACGAGCTCCTTCGCGGCCAGCGCACACACCAGGGCGATGCGGCGCAGGGCGGCCGGGCCGGGCCAGCCGGACGGGTCGCCGTACACCTCCAGGACCACCTCCGGTTCGGTGGCCCACTCCAGGGTTCGTAGATCGCCGCCAGCGCCGGGGATCACCCGAAGGTGCGGCCACGGGGCTTCGCGGACGCCGGATACGCGGCCGGGTCCGCCGAGCGCTTCCGTCACCTTGGGGTGGTCGGCGAGCCAGGCCAGGACGACGGCGACCGGATCGGCGTCCGCGATCTCGGTGCCGGTCATGCGCGGATGCGTGCGATGTAGCCGCTGTTGCGGAGCTGCCGGGCGTACTCCGGCGCGACATGCGCGGTCTCGCCGGGCTTGACCTCCCTGCCGTCGATTCGCAGGTGATGGGCGAAGGTGACCAACTCGGCAGTCTGGCCTGGGCGCAAGGGTGGGCCGAGTACGGAGACGGCGTCGGCCGCCTGGTCCTCGATGGCGGGCGCGTCCGCGGGGGTGGCGGTGGCGGTCTTCTTGGCGGTGTTGGTGGTCATGGCGCGCAGGGTGCAGACCTGTGTGCCGTAGTGTCGCGTCCTCAGCGGCGGGCCGCGACCGTGGCCGCGGCTCGTGCCATGTAGAAGGCGCCGACGGCTTCGAGGTTGCCGGGGTACACGGTTCCGACCTCTGCTTCGACGACGAACTGGCCGGACACCACGACCTTCGCGGTGACGGTGCTGCCGGTGATGACCGGCGGCAGGGTGCGGATGTTGCGGGAGATGCCGTCCGGGATGGTGTGCACGCTGCACCGACAGTTCTTGATGTTGGCGACCGCGCGGGATGACTCGTCGCGTGGCTCGTTCATGTAGGTGATGGGGCCGACGCCGCGGTGCTTGCGGTCCCAGTCCATGCTGTTGATCTCGAAGCGGAGGTTCTCCGGCCGCTCCTGACCGTGGGCTTCGACGTGGGTGGGTCGGACTCGGTCGTCCGCGACCGTGATCCACCTCTTCGTCGGCGGGGCGAAGCGCTTCGCCGCCCGCTCGACCTCCCGGGCGATCTCGTGAACCTGGGGTGCGACCATCAGGGCCACCATGCGCTCAAGCCCCGGCGTCGGATGGAACTTGGCCGCCATCAGGGCACCTCGGGCGGGTTCAGTGAGGCGGTGACGGCGACGTAGTCCGCGGCCCCGTACCCGGGCACTCGCTTGGGGAGGGCGGTCGTCACCGTCCAGGTGTTGGTGCCGTCGCTCAGGACGTCGCCCGGTTTGAGCGGCCACGCCTCCGGGTCGACCCGGAGGGTCCACGTGCCGTCGATCTGCTCGGTGGCCGCGCCCGGCCACGTGCCGCGCGCCGTCGGGAGGGCGTCGGGTGGAGGCGGCACGGGCGTACCGAGTGCGTCCCGGGCCCACGGGTGCCCGAGAACGTACGCGGTCAGCTCCCGGTCCGGGAGGACAACAGTCATGAGTGTCTGCCTCTCGGACGTCTACCAGCGTCGCCGGTAGCGGCGGCCGCCGTACGGCCAGGGGGTGGTGGTGGCCGTGGCGATGGTGCGATAGAGGCGTGGCCGGTAGGTGCTTAGAGAGTCCAGGGTGGGCAGTGCGCCCACCTGGCCAGCCTGCGGCGCGGAGTCGTACGAGATCGACTGGCCTTCGGCGGACACGGAGGTGACCCGTCGAGTGGCGGACTCCGGGGCGGTGGGGTCGTTACGGATCGCCTCGGCAGCGTGGGCGATGACGTATCGAACGATGGGCTGTTCCGCGGCCGCGTCCAGGCCGACGAGGAGGTCCACGCTGTAGGTTCCGTCGAGGTTGGCGACGTACCCCTGCACGGTCACGATGTCGTCGTACTGCTGGATCGGCCAGGCCTGCGGATCGGTGAGCGCGTACCCGTACAGCGGTGTCACCTCCAGGAGTTGCCGCGGGGTGGGGACGAGCGGCCGGCCAAGGAAGTTGGAGACGTCCGCCTGCGCCGCCTGGATCTTCGTCCAGTACCGCTCGCGCTGCACGGCAGTCAGGGGCAGCGTGACGCCGAGCTCCTCGGCTACCTCCTCCGCGGAGGCGATGAGGCCAGTACCGCGCGGCAGGTCGACCTTCACCGTTCGGTCCGTGAAGGTCTGCGTGGCGGACGGCTTGAAGGTGACGGTGCACCAGTACCGGCCGTCAGCCAGGGTGTCCGGGAGCGTGAACCGGTACACCGACTCGCGCACGCGGACAGCCGGGCCAGCCGAAGCCGCAGGCGTTCCAGCGCGCTCCGGGCTGTCGTACAGGTCGATGCGGTCGACGCTGCCACCAGCGGCCGCCGGATCGCACATCGCTCCGGCCCACACCGGCCGGTAGTCGTACACCGTCACCAGACGTCTCCCTTACTCGGCGGCCGGGGCTGTATCGAGCTGCTCGCGCAGGTGAGTCACGATCCGGTCGGCCTGGGACGTCTTCAGTTCCGCGCCGACCGGGACCAGGAGTCGGGTGGTGGGCGTCTTGTAGACGCCCATCCCGACGTTCTCCACCAGTCGAACGGTGCAGCGGGCCCGCTCCCCGTACAGACCCACGGTGACGAACACCCCGTCAGGGTCGGGCGGGATCTCACCGGTCGCGTCGTCGACGATCTGGCCTTCGAGGTCAGCGGGCAGGAGCTGTTGAGCGGTCGTCAGCGTGTCGGGGTCCGGGACGGGCGTTGGCGGGGCAGCCGGAGGTTCGAGCGGGGCGACGTCCGGGACCTTCGTCTCGACGTCGGCGGCAGGCGCCGCCTTGTTCTCGGTCTGGTCGGAGAGCAGCGTGGTGCCCTCGGTGGCCTGCTCCGAGGCGGGCTCGGTGGCGGTGTCGGACGTCGAGGTGTCGGCCGGTGCGGTGTCGGTCTGCTCGGTGCTGGCGGTCTTGCGGGTGCGGGGCGGCACTGGGTCCTCCAGGGGTTGGACGTTGGCGGAGGAACCTTGGACCGCCCCGCGGCCTAACGTCGCGGCGCGAACGGATCAGGCGTAGGCGAAGCCGCCCGTCTTGGTGACGCTGCCGGCGTCGTCACCGACGACGACGTTGACGGCCCCGGCCGTACCCGCGGGGGTGGTGACCTGGAGCTTGCCGGACGAGAGGATCTTGAGGTTGGTGCCCGCGGTGGAACCGAACTTCACGTCGGCGACGCCGTCCAGGTTGGTGCCGGTGATGGTGACGACGGTCCCGCCGGCGGCCGGGCCGGTGGCCGGGCTGATGCCCGCGATCGTTGCGGCGGGGAACAGCGCGTCGACCTGGGACTGGCGCAGGATCGCCCCCGCCCGGAAACGCAGCACCTTGATCGACCCCTCGGGAACGGAGTCGCGGCTGTCGGTGGGGCGGGAGCCCTGGTCGTGCGGGCGCGTCTCGTACACGTCCGCGGTGACCTTCAACAGGGGGTCGCTGACGGCGGAGGCGGGGAAGGCCGTCTTCGTGATGCGTGTGCCGGACTCGGTGTAGAGGCCCATGGTGTGTGTCCCTTCTCAAGTGGGTTGAGGAGAGGGAAGGGTGATGGAAGAGGGGCCCTTGAGTCGCGGTCACACCTCGTACGCTGATCGCCATGGGGCGCAAGAAGAGCGGCAAGTACGCCGCCACCAAGTTCAAAGAGACCACGCAGCGCATCCGCGATTACCTCGACGAGGTGGATCAGCCTGGGCTGAGCGACCAAGCCATCACCTGGGCGTACGAAGCAGCGCTGATGAAGACCAGCGTGGCCTTCGAGCACCTGATGGAAGAGTGCCTGATAGTGGCGCTGAACAACGACTCCAAGCCGTTCAGCGACACCACCAGCATCACCTTCCCGAAGCACATGACAGAGAAGGTCTGCCAGTACCTCGTCACCGGCGGCAAGTACTTCGACTACAGCGGACGTGGCGGACTGCTGGGCGATATCGGGAAGTTCACCGGCGGCAAGACGGCCAAGCACTACCTCTACGTGGCCGTGCAGAACTCCAAGTACCACCACGCCCTTGAGCTGTTGATCGCCCTGCGGAACCATGCCGCACACGAGAGCCCACAGAGCAAGCAGACCATGCGCAAGGCGATCGTCGCCCACCGGCTGGGCATCACATCCAATCTGACCAAGGAGCAGATCGCGGGAACGAATGCGCCCACAGCGGCAGGAGCGTGGCTGAAAGGGAAGGGACGCTTCACGTACATCCTCGACCGGCTAGACGCCCTGGCGGACGAGATCCACCAAGGCGCCCCCTACTGACGGTCAGAGGATGCGCAAGTCATCCCAGCCCTGGGTAGTCACGGAGAAGACCAGCAGGCCGGGCTGGGATACCTCTCCGGAGCGCATGACCCACCAGTCGGAGCCGTTATCGAGTGTGGGGGCCTGAACCCAGAGACGTCCGTTGCCGAGTTGCTGCGCGCGGAAGTGGTGGAAGTGCCCAGAGACAAGGATCTTGGCGTCGGCGATGGGCTGACGGCCGAAGGACTGGCCCTTCCACCAGTCCGGCGCCTTCTCCGGACGGGCGTACTGGTGACCATGGTTGAGGCCCACAATCGTCCCCGCCATGTCGAGCGAGACAGTGTCACGCCAAGGTTCGGGTACCACGAAACTCACATGGCCGTACGCGTCGGGATTCCGTCCGTAAGCGTCGGCGATCTGCGACATGATTTCGACTCCCCAATCATCCTCTGGGGGCCCGATGGCGTCCTTCCCGCGCCTGACCCGGGCGTGGTTCGAGCCGACGGTCGCGGCGACGACCCGAGGGAACGCCGTGGCGAGGCGATCCAGGCCTTCGAACGTCAACCGCCGGTGCAGCCGGATCATCTGCGTGAGGGTCAGATCGTTCGTGAAGGCCTGGGAGGCGACGTTCTCGAACCCCTCGATGCAGTCACCCGCGTCGAGCCAGTACGCGGAGTCGGGTGCCCGACCCACCTTGCCGAGATCGCGCAGGTGGTCTTGGAGCCGGTCGAACCGGTCGGCGACCCGGGCCACCAACTCCTTCGTGCCACCGTCGCGGCCGACCTTGCCGGCCTGCGGGTCGGCGTACACCACGGCGAGCGCACGCGCGGGCTGTTCGGCCGCTGCGCGCGGCTTCCGGCGGCGCCGCATCGCGTCGCGCACCAGGGTGTTGAGGTCTTCAGCGGACGCCCATCCGGGCACGGACGGCTCGATCAAGTACCGGCAGCGCCACACCGGGCGGGTGACGGCGTCCTCGCCCTGGGCGTCGCGGTGCCAGGCGGCCGGATCGTGCCGGGCTTCGACGAGCCGCACCCGGTACCCGTCGGGCACCACGAGGCCGAGTTCCTCGACGCGGGCACGCCATCCGGTCTCGTCCTGAGGGGGTGCGTCGGCGGCTGGCGCGGTGACGAGCATCGAGCCGCCCTGTTCGTACCGGACTCCGGGTTCCCAGCCCTTGGGGGCCGTGGCCGCGGGCCGGGTGATCTCCGATGGTGCGGACTGCTCGGCGGCGGCAGGGGCGAGCAGCGCATCAAGGTGGGCGTCGAGGCTCATCGTGGGCACCTGCATCCGTTGGAGCCGCCGCGGCGACGGTGCCGGGCGACAGCAGGCGCTTGGACCTGGTGGCCGCTGCCGATGAGTGTGTCGGCGATCTGCGTCGAGCTGATGGCAGGGGTGTCGAGCACGTCGCGGACCTTCTGCGCGGTGCTGGCGTCGAGTTCGTCGAGAATGATCCCGACGGTGCACCGCGGGCCGCGGGGTGCCGGGGGCGCCTCGGCGAGTTGAGCGAGGGCCGCGATCAGCCCGTTCGTGTCTGCCACGGCAGTCCTCTCTGTACAACGGGGAGCGGGGCCGGACCGTGTGGCCCGGCCCCGCGGTGCGTCTCCGGTATGGGCCCGGATCGGGCCGGCCGGGTTACACCGGCGTGGTCCAGGTGCCGATGACGAACGACTCCGGCCGGGAGACTTCGAGCGCGACGCGCTCGTCGGCACGGAAGGTCAGCACGCCCCGCTCGAAGTTGTCGGCGTTCTCGCTGGAGACGGTGACGCTGACGTTCTCGCGGTCGTAGAGCTGGGCACCCATGCCGAAGGAGCCGAGCAGGTACTGAGCGTCCGGCATCGCCGTGGTCTCGACGACGTTGATCCTCCAGACCCTCTTCTGCGCGCCCACGGCGACCTGGAGGGCGACACGGAAGGCGCCGTTGTCGTCGGTCTCGACCTCGACCTCTTCCCACATGGTCGGGCTGAGGACCACGCCGGTCGGCTCGTACTCGGCCAGCAGCGCCTTAGTCATGGCCCGCCGCATCTGGATCGAGAACTTGTCGGTGTTCTTCCCCACGTACTGCTGTACACCGGGGGTGTTGAACAGACCGACGATGGACGTGCCGTCACCGCCCTGGGAGTGGAGGAGGTCGTAGTCCTCCGCGAACTTCACTCCCTCGACGAGGCGGGAGTTGATGAAGGTCCGCAAGCGCGGCTCGTCCGACAGGATGTTCTTGTGGCCATCGAGGAGGTGGGCGATCTCCGCGATGGGGAACGCCACGGGCTCCAGCTTCAGCTTCGACCGCGGGGCCTTGGCGAAGACGTCGGTGTCGAGGCCGGTCGGCGAGCTCACGCCGTCGGCTGCCCGCCTCTCCGGGACCTGCGCCGCGTTGTTGACCCACCCGGTCTCGCGAATGCCGAGCAGGACCGCGGACTTGGTCTTCGCGGAGGGGAAGAGATCGCGGACGTGCCACTTGCGTCGCTGCGCCTCGGTGATACCGAGGTCCTGGGCGGAGCCGAGGGCCTGGTGGGTGTGGGTGCCAGCCGACAGGGAGAAGATCGACTTCCCCTCGATCTCGGCGCGGATGTACGGCCGTTCCTTGAACTCCTGGGCTGCGGCGCGCTTGTAGGCGTCGGACTCGGTGAACAGGTCACCGAGGCTCTTCGCCTCCATGTTGCTCGGGGCGCTGCCGTAGAACTGGCCGGCTGCGGGGGTGCCCTCGGGGGCGTTGAGGTAGGAGGTGAGGTTGTCGGCGCCCTGCGCGGCGTCGATGAGCCCCTTGATCTCCTGTGCGTCTCGGACGGTCTTGACGTACGCGTCCCGCTGGTCGGTGCTGACGACGAACTTGCCGTCCTCTTCCTTGAAGGTCGACGCGATGCGGTCGGCCTCCGTGCTCTTCTCCTGCAGTTGGGTCTGCAGGCTCCGGAGCAGGCTCTTATCGGTAGCCGTAGCCATGGTGGTTTGTTCTCCCGGTGCTGGGCGTGGCGATGGACATGCGTCGCTCGCCCGGCCAGCACCGGGACGACCCGAAACGCGGGGGCATTGGAGAACACGGGAGGGGCTAACGTCGCGCGCTCAACTCGCAGGCGCTGCGCGCGATGTCGGTGTCAGGCGCGGAGGGCGGCGAGCTGCGACTTGACCTCGTCGGGGTCCAGGACGGCCCGGTCCTTGGGCTTGATCGGCGTGTACGGCTCTTCGTCGTCTTCGCCCTCGCCATCGGAGCCCCACTGTTCGGAGCCCTCCTCGTCGTCCCACAGGTCGACCGGCGGCGTCGATGTCGGCTCGCCTTCTGTGTCGTCCGGGAGTTCCTCGTCGGCGTCGGCCGGTGCTTCCTCGTCGGGAAGGGGGTCGTCACCGACGTCCTCGTCCTCGTCGTCGTGCGGGAGGTCCTGCTGCTTGGTGGTGGGGACGGGGGCGCCCTTCTTGGCGAGGACGGCGAGGAGGCGTTCCACGCTCGGCTGGAGCGTGCCGACCTCGTCGGGGGTGGCGTCGGAGACGGTGATGAGGGCAGTCGCATCGTCGAGGGCCTGCGCGGACGGCTTCATGAACCGGGCGTCGACCTCCTCGTCGGCGCTGGCCGGTCTCTCCTTGCCGTCGACGGGCACGGCGACCGTGGCGAGTTCCACGGGCTGCGGCGTTCCGAGGTCCACGTCGAAGCCGTCGACCGTGTAAGAGACGGCGTACGTGGTGTTCTCGCCGCGGTCACAGACGACGACGATGGCCCGGTCTGGGTAGGTCGCTTCGACGCTGGTGAACGAGTCCTCGCCGCAGTCGAAGAGGGAGCGGGCAGCCTCCGCGATGCGGTTGCGGAGCTGCTCGTACGAGTACGGGGTGGGCGCGGGCATGGCGGACTCCAGGGGCAGGTTCTTTGCTTCGAGGACAGCGGCGAGAGCGCTTTTGCTCTCGGCGGCGTGGGTGGCGGGGTAGATGCCGAGGGCGTCGTGATGGCGGAGGTTGCAGTAGCCCTTGGCGTCTTCGGGCCCCATGTGCTTGGCGGCGATGGCCACGCAGCGGTCGAAGTCGCCGGGGCTGCCCCAGCCGATGCGGGAAGCGCCGTCGCCGCGCGCATACCAGTCACGCAACTGCTCGGCGTGGCCTCGGCTGTGGTCGATTCCGCCTGCGGACTTCGCTTCCAGCAGGACGGAGGCCGCGGTCTTGGCCTCCATGCTGGCCTGCGGGGTATCGGCGTCGACGGGCGGACCGGACAGCGAGATCGAGGTCTTCTTCGACCCCTGTACGACCACGACTTCGTCGAAGCGCACCGGTATCTGGGGGAACGGCGCAACGCCGGGCAGCCGGTAGCCGAGGGTGATGTGCGGGGTGAATCCGTGGTCCTCGCGGAACTTGTCCGCGTACACGGAGAGCCGCAGAGCGTCAGCGATCCGCGTGCGGAGTTCGCTGAGTCCGGCGACGTCGACCGGCACCCAGGTGACCTCGCCTTCCCCCGTGTCCGGGAAACGGCCGACCCCGCCGATGCTGCCCTCCAGCGGGTTGGCATCTGTGAGCGCGCTGCGCACCAGGTCGGCCAGGTCGTCCGGGTGGCCGCCGAGCGCGGCCGCATCACCCAGGTACGCCAGGGTGATGTGCAGCTCTCGGGGAGGTGTGCCCTCCGGCTGGGCGATCCGCTCCGCGGAGTCCCGAGGCAGGTACAGGGCGATCATGGCGCCCTGATCGACTTGCTGCTCGGCGTCCTTGTGGTCGAGCTCGATCGCCGACCAGGTCGACTTGTGCTCGATCTCCTCCCCGGACAGGCCCGACTTGACCTCCAGCGACCGGGTCAGCGGGTGCGCCCCATGCAGAACGGGACTGACCTCGTACAGGTCCAGAGAGTGAATGATCCGTACGCCGTCGTGCCGCTTGCTGGCCGCGCCGGGCGGCACCTTGTAGCCGATGGAGAACGCCGCTTCACCGTGCTCGTGCCACTGCCGGACCTGTTCATACACGTCGCGTCCGCGGGCCGTGCGCATGTTGAACTGGACGAGAGCAACCAGCGCGCCGGCCTCCTTGGGCCACACGGCGCCACCGGGGATCGTTGCGAAGCGCGGGTCTCCGGGCTTCCACTCCTCGATCTCCAGAACAACCCCGATGGGGTCCTTCCACTCGTGGTGGAAGACGGTCTTCACCCGCCGGGTCGCCAGGGTTCTGGTGAAGGCTCCCGGAAGGATGAGGTCACTGACCTCGTCGACAACACCCGTGACAGCGAAGATCGCTCGTGCGGTGCCGTGACGAATGGACGGCTTGCGGGGTGGGGGGCTCGGCACGGCGGGGACCTCCAGGGCGCGGGGTGATCAAACCCGCGCACCGTGCCCCCGCCGGGGCCTTACCGTCCCGCGCTGTCCTCCTGGGACCCCTGGGGCTCCTGGGACTGCTGGAAGCCGAGTGTCCAGTAGCGGGCCTTGAAGCGCTCCTCGGGCTTGCCGTCTGCGTCGTAGGGGCAGTCCGCCTCTGTCTTGCCAGCCGCGGCCGCAGCGTGCGCCTCGGCGGCCACGGCGAGCGCGGTGGCGCGGTCCATCGCCACTTACTTGCCTCCCTTCTTCGGCTTGCGGGCCCCGGGGAACGGCGCGTCGCCGTTCTCGTCGTCCTCCTCCTCGTCAGGGGACTCTTCCATATCCGGATCTTCCGTGGCCGACTCCGTCAACTCGTCGCCCTCCTCGTCGGCGTCGGCGAAGGGATCGTCCTCGGAGCCGGCGGTCTCCGCGGCCGCGGGATCGTCGGCGTACGGGTTCGGCGCTTCGTTCTCGGCTGGGTCTTCCTGCCCGCCAGGAGCGCCGGCCGGGTCTGCGCCCGGGTCACTTGACCCGGGCTTCGTACTGGTGCGCTGCATCTGCGCGCCGTCGACGTCGAGAGCCCAGGCGGCTTCGTCGCTGTACCGCCACACCTGTCCGGTCGCGTCCCGCACCCAGCCCGTGACCGTGCCATCCGCAGCGCGGTCCAGCCAGGCCTCCTCGCCGTCCTTGCCGGTGAACGCGGCGAACGCGCTGGCCGGATCGGTCTCGTCACCCTCGTCGTACGGGTCCCCGGCCCACGGCCGCGAGTCGTCGTGTGCTGGCGGCTGAAGTTCGTCGGAGGGAGCGGGCGGGCCCGGCGGCGCCCCGCTGGCCGGTTGCGCGGGCAGGGCCTTGATGGAGAACGCGAATCGAGTAGTGGTCACGGCGGGGAGGGTGAAGGGCACGGCCGGCTTGTGTCCCGGCCAGCCGTGCCCCAACCCTCAACTACCTTGCTCGACCAGGCGGGTTCGCTGGCGCAGCAGCGCGAGCACTGCCTGCGGGGCGCCAGGGTCCAGTTCCCGGCGGGGCCCGAGCGGGCCAAGCAGCACCTGGTTCCCCGTGTGCTGCTCGACCAACGCCCGGATCCGGGCCGAGCCGACCACTGGCTGGTCGGCCCGGCCCGTGATCTCGACCTGGTACGGGCAACCGTCTTCAAGAACTCCGGTCGCCAACATGCGGCCTCCTTCTATCGGGTGGCGAGCAGTCCGAGGAGGAACGCCCGAAGGTCGTCGTCCTCGTACCAGTCGCCGTTGAACAGGGACAGCAGGGCCTGCGGCAGGACCACGTCCGCTCGGTCCGACTCCGCGTTGCTGAACAGTCGCGCGAACAGCTCGTCGACGCTGGAGCGGCGAGCACCGACACGGCCCGTGTGGGTGCGGGCGTACCGGTATACCTCCTGGGCTGCCAGAAGGTCCGGCTGCGCCTGCTGAAGGTGCACCAAGAGTGCGTACGCGGCCGTACCGAGGCCTCCGTCACCAAGGTCGGCGACGGACACCGTCCGGCTATGCGGGTCGTAGCCACCAACCGCTGCGTCCCGCGCGTGCACGAGACGCCGGTCCGTCGGGGCCAGCCAGTCCCGAGGGACGAACCGCTGCACGCCGTTCAGCGCTCGGGCAGCGTCACCGTCGCTGCCCGGGGACATGATCAGCGCCGACGAACCGCTGGGGCCCATCTCCCGCACCGACGCCAACGCATCGGCGACGACGTCGGGCAACGCAGTCGTGTACGCGGCGCGCATCCGGTCTGCTTCCACACGGGCATCGGCAGCCTCGGCACGCGCAGCCGCCAACTCCAGCGTGTAGTCCGGGTTCACGCTGTGCCCGACGGGGTGGGCAGCGAGGTTCCGGGCCCGCCGCTCGGTCGTGTCCGCGTACGCGGCCGCCAGACGCAGGTTGGTGTGGGGGTCGTCGCCGTGATCCGGGAGTACGGCCGCGAGCCGGGCGTTGATCTCCTGGTCCATGTCGACGCCAGCGGCCCGCAGCGCGGCAAGGTGCCGCATCGCGGTAGCACCAGGGCCCCGGTCCGCAGCCCGGTCCGGCGCCCAGCGCATGCCGTCTTGTACCGCTGGGAGTTCCCCGGCGGCCAGAGCTCGGCGCGTCGCGCCCTGGTACCAGCGGGCCCGCCGCGACGTCTGCCCGAAGCGGCCGGGAGCCGGCATGAGCCGCGCCCAGTGCGCGATGCGCTCACCGAGGCCTTCCCCGTCGCCGGGAGCAGGGAGATCGGCGGCTTGGGCGATGCGGTGCAGTCGCCGTGTCTCCGGCCACGCCTTCACCCGGGCCACCAGGCGCTCACGGAACCTGCGGAAGGCCTCCGAGTTCCACGCTTGCCGCGCGGCCCGCAGCAGGGCCTGCACCATGGCGATGATGCGGCGGCCGATCCTCATGAGCAGCGCGAGGACCTGCGGCAGAACTCGCTGCCGCGTCGCGGGCGGCAGGTTCCGGACGATCCGTCGGGCGGTCGCCTGCCGGGTCGCCTCCATACGCCCGGTCAGGACACGGCCCAGCCGCAGCGCGTCCTCGTCGCTCAAGCCGTCGCCGAAGGCCTGCCGGGCGAGCGTCATCAGCGCGTCGTCGACGTGCCGGGCGATGGTCTCCCCGGTCTCCCCGGTGCCGTCCCGGCGCGCGGCCGGGACGCCGATCTGGTCCGGAATCATTCGCAGCAGGTCCGCGGCACGGTTCGCCGTGTCCTGCGCGCTCTCGCCGTCGAGCGGCTCCAGGTCGTTGATGGTGCGCAGTACCGCCCGGACCGCGGCCGCGCGGGCGCGTAGCCGTTCGGCCTTGAGTCGCTTGAAGGCCTGCGACCGCTCCGGGCCGGTGATCCCGGCCGCGTTGAGGGCGTCCACGGCGTCCTGCCGGGCCTGCTGCATGGGAACCAGCAGTGCCTCGGTGGTGACCCGCTCGGCGACCTGCTGGCGCAACTGATGGATGCTGCCCGCGGGCTCGGTGCCGGCGATGGCCGAGTCGACGACGGCGCGGGCCACCCGGTTGGGGTGCCCGGCCACGATGTCGTCGGTGGAGGGCGCCGGGTTCGGGTCACGACGCGGGGCGTCCGCGCCCTCCGGGTCGGGCAGTTCGGGAAGCTGCCACAGCGGCTGATCCCCGGGCAGAGTGCGCGAGTGCGTATCCCCGGCGGCGTCCCGCACCGTCACCTGCCGCACCCCGCCGAGGAGGTCGTCGATCCCGACGACCGTGTACGTGGAGACGTTGTTCGCGTCGTCCTCGTCGGGCAGGGCGATCGTGTCGCCCACGCCGAGGTCGTTGACCGTTCCCTGCGCCGAGCGGGCGTTGGTGTCGCTGCTGGTACGGCCGGCCGCCTCGTCCAGATGCGCAGCGGCGCGGCGGGCCGCGCGCCCTTCCGCAGTGTCCGGGGTCGACGTGGCACGCAACGAGTCGGCCAGACCGGTGGCCTGCCCCGAAGTGACGGGCAGGTCCTGCCCGATACGGGTCACGGCCTGCTGCACGTCGGGGTCGTCCGAGGGCGCCGTGCCGTGGTCGGCGATGGCGTCCCGCTCCTCCGGGGAGAGCTGCGGGTCCACGGTGTCACCGATGACCGGGTCGACCGCCTGCGGCTCCTCCAACACCCGCAGGTCGACGTCTTCATCGTCGACGGCGGGGGCTTGGCCGCCCTCGCCGACCAGGCGGGTCACCGGAGCGTCCGCCGTGGTGTCGATGTGGGAGGCCTCCCCAGTACGGGTGTCGGCGACGTCGAGCTGAACCCGGTCGCCGTCCTCGTCACGGCCGATGACGGCCACGGTGCGGGGGCCGTCAGCGCCGTCGTGGACGATGACGTCACCCTCGCTGAGGGAGCCGGCCGTGGCCGGTACGACGTCCGCCGTGTTCGTACGGTCCTCGGGTTCCCTGTCGCGGACTTCGCCCACGGTACGCAGGTCCGTGACCGGCATGGGCTTGATGCCCTCGCGGGTGGCGACCTGCACGCTGTCCCCGTCGACACCCTCGACGGTGCCGAGCATGTTGCCGTCCCGGTCGCTGACCACGTGGCCGTTGCGGACACGCTGACCCTCCGGTGTCCAGCCGGTGGGCCGGGCGGAGCCTCCGTCAGTGACGGTCACCGACGACGGGGCGAGGCCCGTTTCCTGCTTGTCGTCGCCCCAACTCACGGACACCGTAGACGCGTTGGCGCCGGTGACCACGCCCTCCCGGCCGCCGTCGTCCTGGACGAGGCTGCCCGGGAACAGGCCGCGACCAGAGCGGTCGGTGGCGATGCGGTCGGCGATGTTCCCCGTGAGAACGTCGCCCTCCGCACCGGTGACGAGGGAGCTGTCGGCCCGCTCACGCTCGTCGCTTACCTCACCCGTGGCACGGGCGGCCGAGGCGTCGAGCGGCGTCCACACCGGGGAACGGTCACCGCTGCTGCCGTCCTTGGTCTCCGAGACGAGCGTCATGAACATCTCCGTGCTGCGGCCCTTGCGGGACACAGCGCGGCGCTGCGGCGCCTGAATGACGTACCCGGACAGGGTGCGCGACTTCCCGGCGCGGGTGGTCCCCTCGATACGGACGACGTCGCCGAGCGTAAGGTCGCTGACGCTGACCCACTCCGCGGTACGGCCGCCGATCGGTTCCGGCGCGGGCCGCTCCTCGGGCACGTCGACGCCCGGAGAAGGCACATCCTCTGCCGAGTTGGGCGCTGCGGGCACAGCGGCCCCAGCATCCCGCCCAACGGCTGGCTCGGATACAGCAGGCACTGCCACGCCAGCGTCCTGTCCGACGGCTGCCTCAGGCGCTGTCTCACCCGTGCGGGGGCGGCGCATGGCACGAGCCCGGACCGGATCGGCGACCCAGTGCACTCCGTGGACCAGCCGCTTGACCTTGTTGCCGTCCAGGTCGAACTTGCCGCTCTCGGAGTCGTCTCCACCGCCAATGTCGTAGTCACCCATCACGCCGAACGGGAAGTCGAGCCCCTGCCCGACCGAACCGCGACTGAGGTAGGCCGGGTGTTCGTCCGCGGTACCGCGCTCCGACCACTCGGCTGGCCCGCCGGGGGTGTCCGGATAGGTGAAGACGTGGAAGGAGTCGACCTCGTCACCCGCCTGCAGATCATCGGCGTGGTGGACGGGGATCGTGTATCCGTCCCGCTCGGACGTGGCACGCCACTTCGGGTAGTGCTCGTCCAGACGCTGCTCGTCGAGCAGCAGCAGACGCGCCTTGGTGCGATCGTAGAGCCGGTCCTCTTCGTCGAACTTGTCCACGAGGGCCTTAGCCACAGCCACGCCCAGGTTCTCGCCGTCCGATCCGATGAACGCGCGGGCCCGCTCGGGCGCGTCAGGGGCATCCCACGGGAACGGGTTGCCGTCGCGGTCTCGGATGCCCTCCAGGGCCTCGGTGTACGCGATGGCCTGCTCGCGAGTGATGTTGTACGGGTCGAACAGAGAGTTCATCGACCCGGGCGCCAGAATGCGCCACTGGAGACCACTCCGGTTGCCGTGCTTGAACTTGCCGATAGCAAGCCGACCGCCGGGGCTCAGCTCCAGCGTCTTGCTCTTGATGACGTCGTCCAGGCGCTGACGCATGTCCCAGTTGCCACCAGGACCGGGATCGTCGAGCTCGCCGGCGTGCAGGTGGTCCCGGAGCGCGGCGACATCACTGAAGCGGGGCTTCGACGCGTCGAACGTGTCGACCTCCGCCTCCGGCTCGGCGTCGGCGTCTGCCGCGTCCGCAGGAAGTGCGGTCTCACCACGGGCGGCCCGCTGCTGCTCCTCCCAATCCCACCGGTCGAGGCGTTCGGACTGCCGCTTCTGCTCGCGGAACTGGTTGTAGGTGACGCGACCGCCGTTCTGATCGAACCACTCGATCAGCTCGTCGGACGCGTACCGGCGCCACGCGTCATTGGCGGACAGGAAGCCGCCGTTGAAGACGTCGTCCTCGCTGTACCCCTTGCGCTTCCCCTCCTTGTTGAGCAGCGAACCGCCACGCATCGCGTTGTCGGCCCGGTTCCGGCGCTCTTCGTGCCACATCTGGTATTCGTCGCGAAGCTGCTGGTCCTTCGACGGGCGCTTGGGGCGGACGATCTCCGGCGCGACGTCCAACTGGCCGAAGCCCAGGGCCTCGTCCATGGCCTTGTTCTCGGCCTCACGCTCTTCCTCGGTTACCGGAGGCGTCTGCGACAGCACGTCACGAAGCTGGTCGGCCGGCGGGAACCGGCGGTCCATCTCGGCGGCGTACCGCTCCCAGTCCTCGGCGTTGAAGGCCTGGTGCGGGAACGATTCCAGTTCGAGGTCCGACAGGATCGACAGATCCTCTGGCAGCGCGGACGGCTCCTCGCGGGCCTCGTCCGCCTCGAAGGCGTCGCGTTGGGCGCGCATCGCCTCGACCAGGTTCCGGCCCTGCCCGTCACGCCACCCGCGGACAGCAGCCGAGTCGAGATCGCCGTTCCAGGCGAACGGCGTGCCGTCGGCCCCGGTCAACTGCTCGTACCGGTTGGCGAGTTCGCGGGCCTCGGGTGCGCTGTACGCGCTCACCGCAGTGTTGCCCGCACCGCCGAATCCGGCTCCGGTGCGAGCGTGGGCGAAGTACCACAGGGCGGGCTGGCCGTCGGCCAGGGCCTCATGATCGTCAGTCCACGTCACCAGGCCACTGCCCTCGGACTGCGTCAGCGTCGGGTTGTCGGCGAGGCGCTGCAGGAAGTCCCGGTGCTCCGGGGTATCCATGCCTGCGGGCAGATCGCGGCCCGTTCGGTACGCGTCCCGCAGCCCACCGAGACCGCTGGAGTCGTCATCGTCCCGGAGATCGCGGTTGTTGCGCTCCGGGATGTGCGGGACAAGCGGGCGGCCCGGACCGCCGCTGTCAGGCCGGTTGCTGCCACGGTTCCGGCGGTCCCGGCGACGCCGACGACGAGCGCGGTCGTCTGTCCCCTCATCGTCGTCCCCGTCAGGGGTGCCGTCGTCGTTGCGGTCGTTGTCCGGTTCAGGGGTACCGCTGCCTCCGTCGCCGCTTGTCTCGTCCGGCGCGGCGCCATCAAGGTCCCCACGGTCACGGTCACGGTCCTCGCGGTCCGAGTCGTCCCGGCCGAACTCCTCCTCCTGGCCCTGTCCTTGGCCGTTGTCGCCGTCGCTATCGTCTCGTTCGCCGGGGCCCGCCGCGTCGTCCTGAGGGCCGCTCAGGCTCGGCAGGCCCTGCTCCCGCATTTCGCGGGCGAAGTCGCGCGCCGCCTCCTCGGGCGTGTCGAATCGGCCTTCTCCGGTCAAGTTGTTCGGGTACGGCCGCCACCAGTAGTACCTGCCTCCCTTGCTCTTGTTCTCCTTCCAGAGAAGAGCTTCGATGAGGCCGTCGACGTAGATGTTGCGGGGGCCGCCGCTCTTCCTCGGCTTGTCCAGCCAGACCCCGTCTCCGAGGTCGGTGGCCCAGGCGGGCACGGTGACTTCGTCCTCGCCGTCCGGAGCGCCGGCATCGCTCGTGGTTGTTTCAGACTCGTCGTTCTGCGAGGCCTGACGCTCGTCGTGAGTGGCCACGAGCCCGGCCGTGGCGAGATCCCGGCCGTGCCACGTGCGGCGCTGCCCATCATCGGTTTCAGCGTCGTACTCCAGCGTCCTCTCTTTGAAGTCGTTGGTGATCCGGCCGACCTCTACGCCATCGACGCTGACACTCCACTCCGTCTTGGCGCCCTCCTTCGCGACCTCATTGACCTCAGCGCGGGCCACCAGAGCGGCTACCCGGTCGGGGCCGCCGAGTTCATGTGTCTCGTCGTCGACCGGCACCTCCCAGTTGGTGAAGATGTCGGTGCGCACCCGAGCCCGTGCCCTGTTGCGTACGACCTGCTCCGGCTTCTCGACGAGCACGACCCACTCATCGGGCCCAACGGTGTCGTGACCGTGGTTGTTGTCCAGGTTCACGGAGCGGACGGCCCCATCGAGACCGCCACGGTGGAGGTTGATGACGTAACGCGGCGTGTACATCCCGTCGAAGCCGTCGCTCGTGCCCTGCCGACGATTCACCGTGTGGAAGATGTTCCCCTCGCGGAGTTCGGAGCCCCGAGCCCATCGCATGCCTTTGGGCAGCTCCGCTTCACCGATCTTCAGCTCTCCGGTGCCCGTTCGAGCATCAGCGACAGGGGACGTCGGAGCACCGATGCTCTCTCGCCGACCGTTTTCCCAGTGCATGCCAGCCCAGTTCGAGCTGTCGTCCTGCGTGGCCCATCCAGCGAACGCGGACCAGTAGGCGGTCCCGTCCGCGACAGCGGCCTTGAGGGGACGGATGGCTTCAGGGAACTCACCATGGATGCCGTAGGACTTCTGGTCGGAGTTGTCGCCGCCGACCACACCGATGATGAAGGCTTCTGCCTGCTGTTCAGACAGACCGCGCTCCGCGGCCCCGGCGCGGGCGCGCGCGATCCGCTCGCGTACCGCCTCCCGGACCTGCTGTATCCGCTCCTCAAGCAACTCGTGGCGCAGCTCCAGAGCCTTCTTCCGCCCGTTCCGGGTGGCGATGTGGTTCACCAGGATGGGGCGCAGGTCGGTGCGCAGCCCCTCACCCATCTCTCGGACCGAGGACCGCAGATCCTCGGACAGGTCGGTGAGGAACTGACGCGCCTCCGAGGGCACTTCATCCAGGCCGCGGCGGGTGTTCTCGTCGTACTGCGCCAAGGGCTCGACGTCGGCCATTGTGGAGATCCAGAACTTGACGTCCCACGGATCGGCTCTGGCGGACCAGCCGTCATCGTTGTGCGCGACCGCCCGGTCGAGGTACACGTTGCGCACTCCGGCCGGCTGCGGCTCCGCCCACACGCCCGCCCACTCTCGGATCGGTGTGGCGCGACCGCTCGTGTCACCGGGGAAGCTCAGTAGAGGCTTGTCGTGCGCGCCGGCGACCACGAGGGCAGCGGCATGCGCCGGGTTCTCGAAGTCCTTCTTGCTGGACCACGGATCACCGACTGGGCCGTGCGCATCGTGGTCTGCACGCCACGCCTCATCTCCCTCCGTGTCGTTGCGCAGGACGGAGCCGATTCGCTCGCCACCGAGGTAGACGGCCCGCCGGACCTCATCCCTGTGGAAGCGGTGCTTGGCGGGGATGACGTGTTCTTCGCCGATCTCCACGGGCTTGCCGTTGTGCTCACCGACATGCTCCCGGGTCTCCCCTTCGGCGTTGCTGTCGGACGTGCTGACGGGCGCCCCCGGGCTCGGCTGTTCGCCGTTGAGCGCGTCCAGGCCGTCGCCGCTCGGCGACGTCTCCGGACGGGCGTCGCCTGCGGTCTCGTCCGGTGATGCTGGCGTCCGACGGGCTTCGAAGTCGGCGCGCGCCTGATCGTCGAGGCGCTGCGCGGTGTCGTCCTCGCTCTGCCGCTGGTCGCGGGTGGCGCGGTGCCTGTCCAGGAAGGTGTCGAGCGCGCTGAGCAGGTCGCGCAGCGGCTCCTCCATCGTGTTCCGCTCGGTATTCAGCAGGGAGCCCTGCAGAACGGTTGCCTGCTGACGGGCGCTCGCGAGGTATCGCTCTGTGTCGTCGTAGTCGTCGTCCTCCAGCGCGGCGATGGCGTTCATGACGCCACGACTGAGTTCGCCGACGGAGTCGGGTATCTCGCGAGGTCCCCACGTCGCTGATGCGGCGGTGCCCAGATGTGTGTTGGCCACGTCCACGGGGGCGAGGCCGTCGCGCCACTCCTTGTTGTCGGTGAACGGCTTCGGGGCGGCTGGCGTTGCAGGGGCAGCGTCCTCGGTACGAGGCGCGGGGGCCCGCCGCTCGTCGCTGCTGCTGGTGGTGGTGTTCGCGGTCTCGTCGGGGCCGCCGAGCCGGACCTCGTCCGCGGGCCGGAAGAACAACTCCCGGCCTTGCTCCGTGACGACGCGGACGCGACCGCGGCCGGTCTTGTTCGGCGGTTCGGCCACGGTGTGGGCGTGGCCATCCGAGCCGGTGAACCGGTCGCCCTGCTCCAACTTGTCCGCGCGGCGGAGCTCCGCCTCGCGAAGATCGCTGGTGTCACGGCCTTCGAGAGCGGCGATCAGATCCGGCGTGCCGAACCCATCGTCGGGCTGGTCGAACGGGTTGTTCGGGTCGGCCGCGGTGCTCCGGCGGGCGGGGGCGGCCGGCGCCGAGAACAGGCCGTCGTCTTCGCTGCCGTCGCCCTCCACCTGGTCGCGGGTGAGGTCCGCCCAGTTCCCGCCGGGGCCGCTGCGCTGAGGCGTCGGATTGGGCGCAGGCTTCTGTTCCGGGCGCTTCCCGGCAAGGCGGTCGTTCTCCGCCTCCAGCGCGGTCAGGCGGGTCTTCGCAGCACCGGTGAGCGGCCCGTGGACCATCTCGTGCTCGATGAGCGCCACGATCTCCGCCTGCCGGGCCTCCGGGGTCATAGCCCGGGGGCTGTCCGTCCCGACGGGCGGCTCCGATGCCTCGTCGTCACCGTCCCCTTGCTGCGGGACGTTCGGGCCGCTCGGCGGCTCCGATGACCCACCGGAACCCGCGTTGTCGCCGGTCGGGCGGATCGACTCCAGGTCCTCGTCGACTCGGTCGCGGTCGATCGTCACCGTGCCGGTTCCGCCGGTGTTCGAGGACTCACTGCTCTCGTTCGCAGAAGCTGCGCCGGAGCGGGTGCGGGGCGTGCGGGTGGCGCTCTCGGGCCGCAGTTCAGCGAGGTCGCGTTCCACGTCCTCGGGGTCCAAGGTGACCGTGTCGTTGACCGCGTTGAGGGCGGCGGCCGCGGCCTCCTCGTCGAATTCCTGCTCGCGCCGGTCCTCAATGCCGAGTTCGCTCTTCAACTCGGCGACTCGGCTCTGGGCCTTCAGATAGTCCTTGTTCTCCGGGTCTACCTCACGGTTCTTGTAGCCTTTCAGTTTCTCGTTCGCGGTGATCAGGTTCGACAGCAGCGCGACACGACGCTCCTTGGACCGCAGGCGCTGCCCATACGGCGAGGTGCCGCCCAAGCCTCGCTTCGCGCGTGCGCGCTCGTCCTGCGTGATCTCAAGGCTCTCCTCGGCGTCGGCGATGGCATCGTCGAGGTTGTTCAGGCGGCGCTCCAGAGAGGCGAGGATGCCGCGGCCGGAGGCGTCGTCGAGCTGGCTGGGCGTGTAGACGCCGCGCGTGTCCGGTTCGGCGGGGTGCTCCCAGTTCGGCCAGTCGAAGCGGACCTTGGCGACGCGGTTGCCGAACAGGTCGTGGCCGATCTCGACATGGAAGTCGTGGCCACCGAGGCGACCGAGCGGCACCCGGGCGCCGTCCTGCAGACTCATGTCCCGGGCTGCGGCCCGCACTTGCTGGGCGAGATCGTCGTAGACGTCGGCTCGCTGGTCGAACTCTTCGTCGCCGAGACGGATGCGGAAGTTGTCGCCAGAGACGTCCTCGCGGCGGGCCAGGGCGTCACGCCAGGCGGGCAGCACCCCGGAGAGGTCGCTGATGATGCCGTCGGCTGCGGCGACGGTGCGGCGGCGGGTGTCCTGGTCGCGGTGCCAACTGCGGTCCAGGCGCTGCAACTCGACGACGTCGGCGCCCGCCTGGGCGTAGTCCATGACGGTCATGTCGCCGGTGGCGATGGCTTTCATCTGGCCGAACGACACGGCGATGTCGCCGATGTCCTCCATCTCGCGGGCGTCGAAGTCCTTGCGGTCCATCTGCGCGATGAACCCGGCCTTGCGCTCCAGCGTGCCCAGCTTGAAGGCGTCGAACGTCTCCTCGGTGACGTAGGAGAGGATCCGCACATCGTCCGCGGTGCCGGGGATCCCCGGCATGTTCAGGTTGCCCTGGCGCTCGATGCGACCCTCGCGCTGCGCCATGTCGGCCGGCCGCCAAGGGAAGTCCATGTGGTGCAGGGCGACCGCACGGGCCTGAATGTTGGTGCCGGTGCCCATTTTTTCCGTGGAGCCGACGAGCACCGCGATCCGGCCGTTGCGGGCGTCCTCGAACAGCTTGGCCTTGGCCTTGTCCGTCTTCGCCTCGTGGATGAAGCGGATCTTGTCGGCGGGGACGCCGGCCTCGACGAGCTCCGCCTTCATGTACGCGTAGCCGTCCCACGCGTTCTTCGCCGTCGACCCGGGCGTGCCCGCGTCCATGAAGACGATCTGCACGGAGCCGGGCAGCTTCTGCGGGGTGAGGTCCTCGTCGGAGACCGGATAGATCCGGTCCTTGTTCTCCTCGTAGATTTCGGCGATCTTGTGGACGGCGGCGTCGATCTTGCCGCCCTCTTCGCCGTGACCGCCGACGAGCCGCATGTCGATCGCGGCGCGCGAGGCCAGGCCGATCGCCTTGAGTACACCGCCCTGCTTGTGGATCCACGACGCGCTCGGCAGCGCGGTGACGAACGCCTTCTGCTCGGCGGAGATCGGCACCGTGACGATCTCGCCGCGCTTGCCGTCCTCGCCCGCGCGCACCTTCGGAGTGGGCAGGTTGAGGTCCGCGGCAGTCTGCACGTCGACGGCGAGCCGGTACATGCGCAGCAGCTCGGCCGCGTTGTGGAAGCGGGAGAACCGGGCCTTCATCCGGAACCCGGACCCGTCGGGGGCCAGCTCCAGGTTCTGCACGATCTCGCCGAACGTGGCGGCCCAGGAGTCGAAGTCGTCGACGCCGGCGTCTTCCAGGATGTCCGGGCGCAGGAAGCGCTGCATCACGTACGCCTCGGTCACCGAGTTCGCGATCGGCGTGCCGGTGGCGAGGGTGACGACGCGACCGCTCTCGTTCCGCTCACGCAGGTACTCGATCTTCATGTGAAGGTCGGAGGCCCGCGCGGAGCCGGAGATGGCGGCGCCCTCGATGTGAGAGGCGGTGGCCAGATTCTTGTAGCCGTGCGCCTCATCGACCATCAGGTAGTCGATGCCGGTGTCCTCGAAGTGGACCGCGCCCGAGTCCTTCTTCGACGCCAGCTTCTGCTTGAGCTTGGCTTCCTTGGCCTTGAGCGTCTCTTCCAGACGCTTGAGGGTGAGGGACTTACCCTCGCGAGCCTTGGCCCGCTTGATCTCGTCCTGGAGCTTGTCGAGCTCCCGACGCATGTACTTCTCTTGGGCCTCCGCGCGCATGGGGATCCGCTCGAAGGCGCCCTGCGTGAGAATGACGGTGTCCCAGTCGCCGGTGGCGACCTTGGCGATGAAGCGGCGACGCTTCTTGCCGGTGAGGTCCGCGGAGGACGCCGTGAGCAGCTTGGCGTCGGGGTACAACTCCAGGTACTCGCGCCGGAATTGGCCCAGCATGTGGTTCGGGACGACGATGGCCGGCTTGCGGGCCATGCCGGTGCGGCGCAGTTCCTGCGTACCGGCGACCATCGTCGCCGTCTTGCCAGCACCGACCACGTGCGCGAGCAGCACCGACTTGTCGCTGACGATCCGGCGGATCGCAGCGTTCTGGTGCGGCCGCATCTTCCACTCGGCGGTCGCGCCGGGCAGAGCCAGCGGGGAGTCGTCGAACTCCCGCATCACCAGGTTGTTGAACGTGTCGTTGTAGACCCGGGCCAGGCGCTTCGAACGCTCGCGGTCCTCCCACACCCACTCGGAGAACCGCTCGGCCATCGCCTTGGCCTTGGCCTGCGCCTCGCTGGTCGCCTCGTCGTCGGTGACAGTGACCTTCTTGCCACCGGCCTCGATCGTGCGGGTGACGACGATCGTGCGCTGCTCCAGGAGCGCCTTGGCGATCTCCGGGGCGGACTTGGACTTGGTGCCCCAGTCGGACGTGGCGGCGATACCGGTGGTGGGCCCCTGGACCTCCCACATGGACGCGCCACCACGCTCGGCACGCACGGCCTTGGTGCCCAGGATGTGTTGGAGGAACGCCGTGACGTCCGTCTCCGGGATCCACGGGGCGCCCATCTTGACCTTGATCTCGGACGGATCGAGATCACGGGGGATGACGTTCTTCAGCGCGGCGACGTTCGCCCCGAACCGCGGGTCGGCGGCGGCGGCCTTTTCGGCGAGTACCAGCTTCTCCCGGACGTTCCCGGACAAGTACTCGCCGCGGGAGACGAGCCGGTTGGTGCCGGGTTCGTCGAACGCGAGCGGGCCGATCTCCTCGCGCAAGGCCTCCAGGTCGTCGACGCGGCCCAACAGGCGGGCGATCGTCGGTAGATGAAGTTCACCGCCGTCGAGCTCCTGCGCGAGGGCGATGGCCTCCTCGGGGCTGCTGGCCCGGTCGGCGATCTCGCGGGGCGCGAGGACGCGCTGGGTGAAGATGTCGGCCTTCTTCGCCGACTTCGCGGTGTCGTCCCACTTGTCGAGGCCGAACACCACGGCGGAGGCCGGGTCGTCCTCGAAGACCTGGAGCGCGGACGGATGCTTCCACGCGTCGGGAACGTCTTTGAGGCCTTCGGCCTTCGCCCGGTCTTTCGCCTCCTGGGGGCTGAAGAACCGGGTCTGGCCCGGCTTGTCGAGCGGGCCGTGCTGCTTGACGTACGCGTCGTACGCCTCGTTCAACTCCCGGCGCAGGGCCCGCATGTTGTCGGTCTCGCCGGACTCACGGGTGGCACCTTCGAGCCGGAGCAGGCGGTTGGTGCTCTCCCTCAGGGCGACGAGCTTGCGAAGCTGCTCCTGCTGAGTCGGGTGGACGTCGAGCGGGATGACCGCGCCGTCCTCGACCTGCGTGAACGAGCCGTCCGAGAGGATGTGCACTGCGCCTTCGTGCTTCTCCCCGGCGAGCTCAAGGCGCCGGTCGACGGCGTCGATCTCCGGCACGTACCGCATGCGGGTGTTGCCCTGCCCGCGGAGTGAACTGCTGTGGACGCGGGCCAGGCCCGCCTTCAGCGCGGGGCCGGCGTTCTTGTCGCCGATCACGGTCAGGTCGTGGTCGGAGAACTGGCCGCGGCCCGTGGTGAGTTGCCCGAGGATGTTCTGGGGGTTCCGCTGGAAGTAGTCGTTGACCGCGATCTCGTGGCCGTTGACGTTCGTCTTCGACGACCGCGTCCACGACATGTCTATGTCGTGGGTGTTCTCGTCACCGAAGCGGCGGCGGAACACGAGGACATCGGTGACGACTCCGGTACCGGCCGCGTCCTGGTGCGCGCCGGCCGGGAGACGAACCGCGCCGACCAGGTCGGCCATGTAGGACATCTGCCGCCGGGCGGTGTCGTCCTCACCGTCCATGGTGTAGCGGCTGGTGACGACGGCGACGAGGCCGCCGGGGCGGACCTTGTTCAGGCTCTTGAGGATGAACGTGTCGTGGATCGAGTGCTTCAGATCCGGGTTGACCTGCTCGTCGTACATCGGGAAACGGCCGAACGGCACGTTGCCGATGGCCAGGTCGAAGTACGAGTTCGGCATACGGACGTCGCCGAACGAGCCGTTGATGATCCGGGCGTCCGGGTAGAGGAGCTGCGAGATCGCCGCGGTGGTCGGGTCCAGTTCGATGCCGGTCACCCGCGCGCCCTCGGGGGCGGCACCGATGAAGTTGCCGGAGCCGGAGCCGGGCTCCAACACGTTGCCGCCGCCGAAGCCGAGGTCTCGCACTAGGTCCCACAGGGGCTGTACGAGCTCGGCGTCCGTGTAGTGGGCGTTGAGCGTGTTCGCCTTGGCGGCGGTCCACTCCTCGTCGTTGAGGAGCTCCCGTACGGCCGCCCGCTCCTCGGTGAACGATTCCCACTTCTTCAGCGCGCGGGCGTACTTCGCCGGGTCAGGGTTGCCGTCGGCATCCCGGAACGCCCCGTCCGTCGGCTCCGGCTTGTCGGCCAGAACGATCGGCAGCGCGCCCCAGCCGGACCAGCGGGCCAGGATCTTCTGCTCTGCGGGCGTCGCCGGCCGGTCCTCGGCCTGGATCTGCCGGAGCGTCGTGACGGCCGCGACGTTCGCGCGGGCCCTGGCCTTCTCACCCGAAGGCGCCAGATCCTTCTGGGACTTCGGGCGGAAGGACGGTGCAGCTACAGCCTGCCGTGATCCGGAAGCTCGGCGTTCTCCATCCCGGGCTCGGCCGGCAGGAAGATGTGCTCGGCCATCACCAGTTCGCGGGCCTGCGCCGCCGCCTGCATCTTGGCTGCCACCCTGTCCACGAACCTCTCGCTTGTCTGATCCTTCAGGATCTGCCGCGTCCGGTTCGTGATCTCCTGATCCGCCAGAATCCCGAGCGTCGCGAAGTAGGTCTCCTTCTCCTCGTCCGTCCCCAGCTCCGCGTACGCCGTCGGCCTGTACGTCTCCCAGTGCTTCCTGGCGATCCGCCCGAGCTTGTTCACTGCCACTGCTGTCGTCTCCCGTGGTGGTGGTGTCGGGGGCGGACTGATTATCCGTCCCCGGCGTGACGGGCGCGGCGGCGGGCTTGGCCGGGCGCTCCTTCTTGCTGTCGCGGCGGTCCTTCAAGGTGGCGTCCAGACGCTGCCCGTGGCGGGTCGCGCGGTCGCGGATCGCTTCGAGGACACGGCGGTCCTTGCCATACGGGTCGCGGCCCGGCTCGTCGTCGAGCGTGGCGAGGATGACTTCCGCGGAGCGCTGCAGTTCGCGGCTGGCCTGGATGCGCTGGCGGATGCCCGTGGTGGCTGCGAGGCGGCGGAAGCTGGTGTTGAGGTCGGCCGTGAGCTGCTGGTCCTGACCGTTGGCCAGGTCACGAGCGAGGTTGGTCCCGTTCCATTCGCCCTGTAGGGCGGCGATCTCGTCCTTGGCCTGGACGTACGTCTTGCCCTCATTCCCGTACGGGGCGTCCGACTCGCCACCGGATTCGTCGGTTTCCGCCGCCGGGGTGTCCTGCGCCTGCTGCTCGTCGACGTCGGTCGGGGCCGTCACCGCGGAGGCGTTGGGCTCCTTCTCCTGGTCGCGGTCGGCGGAGACCTCGGGCGCGTCGACGTCGGGGACGCCCTCGGGCACACCCGCCGTAACGGGTTCCTGCGGGGTGCCGGGGGTACGGAGTCGGTCTTCGTCGCGGCGGACCTCGATCTGGCGGCCGTCGTCAGCGAACCCTCGTACGAGGGTGTCCACGGCTAGAGCCCGGGTCACCGGGCGGGTGTTGGAGGTGGTGACGTACGCCTTGGCGCCGTCGGACCACACAAAGCCGGCCTTCCGCATCCGCTTGTGCATGTTGGGGTCGTCCCGATCGACGCCGTGGACGACCGCACGGCTCGGCGAGTACTGGATCCAGATCGGATCCTTCTGGCCGTCCGGCTGGCCGGCGAGGGTGTGCTGCCGTGCGGCGTTGACGGCGAAGTCGGACTCCGTACGGCCGCTGACGTGCCGGTTGTCCATGTCGCCGACGTACGCGGAGCGGCGGGTGTTGCGGTCGAACACGGACTGGCCGGTGGCGATGCGCTTGCCGTCCGGCCCGTACACGTTGGTGCCGTCCTCGCCGCGGGCCATGCGGTAGCCGGGGAAACTGGCGAGTTCGGTGGCGTCGTCGGGGACGTCGTTCTCGTGGCGGCCCGGCTCGTGGCTGGTGCGCCCCGACGTGGTCGCCCGCATCCGCTTTCCAGCGGGAGAGGCGAGGCGTTCGCCGATGCCGTCGCTGTCCCAGTTGAACGGCTGACCGTTGTCGTCGCGGTAGTCGCCGTACGCGTGGACCCGCGCGATGGCATCGGGCTTGCCCTTGTCCGAGGGCAGGATGGCGATCGGGACGGAGGTACCGGCGTGGAAGACGGTCCAGCGCTCCTTGCCCCGGACGTCCATCTTGCCGATGAGGAAGCCGTCGACGACCTGCGGGTCCACGACGAGGTCGGCGCGCTGACGGGCCACGGACTCCCGCTGCTGCCGCTCGTTGTGGGTCTCGCGAACGCGCGGCACGTCGGGGTTGGTGCGCCAGTGGTCGAGGACCTGGGCGACCGTCGTCAGACGGCCCCCGGCACCCTCCTGCTGTTCGGGGGTGTCCTGCTGCTCTCCGTCGGCCGGCTCGTCCTGGCCCGCCGGCGGCTCCTCCTCCTGGTCGTCGTCGCCGAGGTGCGGCTGTTCGACCTCCGGCTTGGGCTGCGCCCGGTCCTGCTGCTCGTTGTTGCCCCGGCTGGAGTCGTGCTCGCGACCGCGCGCGATGGCGGCGTCGATGCCGTCCCGGCCGTCGGCCATGCCGAGCCGGTCGGCGGCGTACGGCGCGTCCCAGTCGAAGGGGCGACCACGCTCGTCGCGGGCGCCCTCCAACTCGTTGGCGAAGTGCAAGGCGTCGGGCTTGGAGCGGAACCCGGCCTGGTGGGTCATGATCGTGCCCGACCCGACGTGGTACACGTCCCACTTGCCGTTGCCATGCCGGGTGACCAGGAAGTTGCCGTCGGACGAGAGCTGCGACGTCCGGGCGAAGTCCATGCCGCGGGTGGCCGAGTAAGTGTCGAGACGGACCTGGGCCCGCTCCTGCTTGGAAGCCCCCCG